ATGGCGGACACTCCGAAGGCGTGCCAGCTCGTGCCGGTACGTGGCCGCGCGAATTGGCGAGAGGCATTTCTCGCTGCACTGGCTGAAAGCTCGAACGTCAAGGCATCGGCCGCGAAGGCCGGAATCTCGCCCTCCACCGCCTACGAAGCGCGGCGCAGCGATCCGGCGTTCCAGCGCGAATGGCAGGACGCACTTTTCGAAGGCTATGAACATCTCGAAATGACGCTCCTGCAGCGGCTGCGCGAAGGCGAGTTGCGGCCGGCGACCGGCGCAAAGCGCGGCAAGCGCACTTTCGACAATGCCACGGCTTTCCGGCTGCTGGTGCTTCATCGCGAAAACGCGGCGCGGGCCATGGCGCAGCGCGACAACCGCGATGCCGATGCGATCCTTGCCTCGATCGACGCGAAGATCGACCGGATGCGAGCAGTAAAGCGCGCCGGCGGCCGGATCGGCGATGACCCGGAGTGACCGTCTCGCTGCGATCGCGAGGTTGGAGATCGATGAATTCGACCGGTTCGTGACCTGGTTCGACGCGAAGGAGCAGGACGAGATCGCCACCCACTGGCAGCTGTGGGCGCGCAAGGAGCAGCTTGCGCCCGAGGGTGACTGGCGGACCTGGCTGATCATGGCGGGGCGCGGCTACGGCAAGACTCGCGCCGGGGCGGAATGGGTCCGTGCCGTGGCGCACGGCGATCCGCAGGCGCGCATCGCGCTCGTCTCGGCGTCGCTGGGCGAGGCACGGGCGGTAATGGTGGAGGGACAGAGCGGTATCCTTGCAATCAGCCCGCCCACGCGCCGACCCGATTTCGAGCCCTCACTGCGCCGGCTGACTTGGCCCAACGGTGCGCAGGCACTGCTCTACTCGGCAGGCGAACCGGAAGCGCTTCGCGGCCCGCAGCATAGCCACGCCTGGTGCGACGAAATCGCCAAATGGGAGACGGCCGGCAACCGTGCCGAAGCGGCTTGGGACAACCTGCTGCTGGGGCTGCGCCTCGGCGAACGGCCGCGTGTCATCGCGACGACGACGCCGCGCGCGGTGCCGCTGCTGCGTCGACTGCTCGGGGACACGGACGTCGTCGTTACCAGTGGCGCGACGCAGGAGAATGCAGACCACTTGCCCCAACGGTTCATCCCCGATGTCCGCAACAGCCTGGCGAGTGCACTGATGGCGAGGCAGGAACTCGACGGCGAGTTGCTCGAGGACCTGCCCGGCGCTTTGTGGACGCGCGGCCTGCTCGAAGCGGTTCGTGTTCCCGAAACGCCTTTGGCCGAGCGCATCGTGATCGGCGTAGACCCGCCCGCTTCGAGCGGAGGCGATGCCTGCGGGATCGTAGTCTGCGGACTGGCCCAGGGCTTGGGCTACGTGCTCGCCGATGTCTCGGTCGAGGGTGCGAGCCCGGAGCGCTGGGCCCGCTGCGTCGCCGAAGCCGCAGCAGCCTGGGCGGCGGATCGGGTTGTCGCCGAGGCCAATCAGGGCGGCGAGATGGTGGCAAGCGTGCTGCGCGCCGCCGACATCGATTTGCCCTTGCGGCTGGTCCACGCCAGCCGGGGCAAGGCAGCGCGGGCCGAGCCCGTAGCCGCACTCTACGAAGCAGGCCGCGTGCGCCACGCCGGAACCTTCGCTGCGCTGGAGGACCAGCTATGCGGACTGATTGCGGGTGGCGGCTACGAGGGCCCCGGCCGCTCGCCCGACCGCGCCGACGCGCTCGTCTGGGCGCTGACCGAACTGATGCTGCACCGGCGTCCCGCACCGCGCGTTTGGGTCGGCTGAAACGGCTTTCGCAATGGAAAGGAAACCCATGTCGTTCTTCGATACGCTGGTGGCCGCCTTCAAGAGCGATACCGACCGCGTCCCGCTGACGCGCGGACCGGCATCGCCCTGGTACTTCGCCGAGGGCGGCGGGCGGCAGGCGCCGTTCGACTACAACGTCGCGGTGCGCAACGCCTATCTCGCCAATCCGGTGGCGCAGCGCGCGGTGCGGCTGGTCGCCGAAGGCATTTCGGGCGCCCCGCTGCTACCCGTCGATCCCCGGCTGCTCGCACTGGTTGCGGAAACGAGCGCGGGACAGTCGCTGCTCGAAACGCTCGCCTCGCATCTGCTTCTCCACGGCAACGCCTATGCGCAAGTTCTCAAGGATGCGCGAGGCCAGCCGATCGAACTCTTCGCGCTGCGCCCCGAGCGAATGACCGTAGTCGCCGGACCCGATGGCTGGCCGAACGCTTACGCCTATGCGGTGGGCGGGCGGCAGGTCACGATCCCGCTGCTCGACGAGGATGCATCGCCCAACCTGATCCACATCCGCCACTTTCATCCGGCGGACGATCATTACGGAGCCGGCTGTCTCGCCGCTGCCGAAGAGGCGGTGGCGATCCACAACGCCGCGGCGGAATGGAACCGGCAACTGCTCGAAAACGCAGCGCGGCCCTCGGGCGCGCTCGTCTACGAAGCCGGCGACGGCGCCACCCTCACGCCCGACCAGTTCGACCGGCTCAAGGACGAGCTGACGCGTGCCTTCGCCGGATCGGGCAACGCGGGGCGGCCGATGCTGCTCGAAGGCGGTCTCAAGTGGCAGGCGATGGCGATGACGCCTGCCGACATGGACTTCGCCGAACTCAAGGCCGCCGCCGCGCGCGACATCGCGCTGGCCTTCGGTGTGCCGCCGATGCTGCTCGGCCTGCCCGGCGATTCGACATACGCCAACTATCGCGAGGCCAACCGCGCCTTGTGGCGGCTCACGCTGCTCCCGCTTGGCGGCAAACTGCTGGCGGCGCTGTCCGAAGGGCTCTCGCCCTGGTTTGCCGACGAGGCGCTCGCGATCGATCTCGATCGGGTCCCGGCGCTGTCGGAAGACCGTGAGCGCCTCTGGGCGCAAGTCGCCGCCGCCGAATTCCTCGATGCCGACGAGAAGCGCGCAATGCTCGGCCTGCCGCCGCAAGCGGAAAAGCTGGAGAACAAACCATGAATAAAGACGAAATGCTCGCCGGTCTGCTGGCGCAGGCCGCGGACGAAGGCTGCGATCTCGTGACGCTGCGTGCGATCGTCGAGGAGGCGAGCGAGTCCGGCGCGCAACGCATGCTCAACCGGATCGGTCTCGACGACGACACCGCCGAGGACGACGTGTCCGAACTTCGCGAACTGCTGCGGGCCTGGCGCGATGCCAAGGCCAGCGCTCGCGCCGCAGTGGTCGACTGGATCGTGCGCGCGCTGCTGGCGCTGCTGCTGGTGGGCCTTGCCGTACGCTTCGGCGCACTGGGGGGCTCGCATTGAGCACCGCACCGCTGCGGTTCGCCGGCTACGCGGCGCTGTTCGACATGCGCGACGCCGGTCGCGACACGATCCGGCGCGGCGCCTTCACGCGTTCGCTCGCGGACCGGCGTGACCCGCTTCCGCTGTGCTGGCAGCATCGCGCCGACCTCCGCATCGGCTGGGTCGAGCGCATCTGCGAGGACCAGCGCGGTCTGCGCGTCATTGCCACGATCGACAACCCGGACGGGGCCGCGGGCCTCGCACTGCGGCGCCGCGCCGTTTCGGGGCTCAGTTTCGGCTTTCGGGCTCGCACCGCCAGCCGCTCCGCGCAAGGGCGCGAGCTGATCGACGTCGATCTCTTCGAAGTCAGCCTCGTCGCGCATCCCATGCAGCACGGCGCGCGCGTCCACTTCCTCGCCTGATCACTCAGCCCCTTCCCACTCTTTTCAACCCGGCCGCCTGCGGGGCGGCCTTTCTCGAAAGGTGAATGCCCCATGGAATCCATGCCTCCCGTGGAAGCGCTCGACGCATCGTTCGACATCGTCGCGCGACAGGACGCGACCGAACAGGCGGTCGAAACGCTGCGCAGCGACGTCGACGACGTCAGGGCGCGACTCGAACGCGTAAGCCGCGCTGCCGCGCGACCCGTGATCGAAGGAACCGCGCCCGCCGCCAGCGTCGAGGTAAAAAGCTTCGTTGACGGCTACTTGCGCACGGGTCGTGAACCGGAGCGCAAATCGCTCTCCGGCGCGGTCCCCGCCGACGGCGGTTATGCCGTCCCGCGCGAGATCGACACGCTCATCTCGGCGCGGCTCAAGGACCTCAGCCCGATCCGCTCGATCGCGCAGGTCGTGCAGACGGGGTCCGCCGGCTACCGAAAGCTGATCACCACCAGCGGCACTGCCTCGGGCTGGGTGAGCGAAACCGCCCCACGCCCCGAGACGACTGCACCCAAGTTCGCCGAGATCGCACCCCCTTCAGGCGAACTCTATGCCAATCCAGCCGCCAGCCAGGCCATGCTCGACGATGTCGCGTTCGACATCGAGACCTGGCTTGCCGACGAGATCGCGATGGAATTCGCGCGGGCCGAAGGCGCGGCCTTCGTCGGCGGCAGCGGCACCAACCAGCCGAGCGGCTTCCTCTCCGCGCCGACGAGCACTGCCAATGATGCCGCCCGCACGTTCGGGACGCTGCAGCATCTCGTCTCGGGCGATGCCGCCGGGTTCGACGAGGCACCCGAACTGAAGCTGATCGACCTGGTCCACTCGCTGCGTTCCGGCCACCGCCAGGGCGCGACCTGGGTGATGAATTCGGCGACGCTCGCCGAAGTCCGCAAGCTCAAGACAGCCGACGGCGCGTTCCTGTGGCAGCCGGCTGTGATGGAGGGCCTGCCCGACCGCCTGCTCGGCTATCCGGTGGTCGAGGCCGAGGACATGCCCGATATCGGCGAGGACACTTTCCCGATCGCGTTCGGCAACTTCCGCGCAGGCTATCTCATCGCCGAGCGCAGCGCGACCGCGATCCTGCGCGATCCCTTTACCAACAAGCCCTTCGTGCACTTCTACGCGACCAAGCGGATCGGCGGGCAGGTGCTCGATTCCGATGCGATCAAGCTGCTGAAGATCGCGGCCTGATCCGGGCCGCGATGCCCGTCCGGCCCATGTCCCCGGGGGCCGGACGGGCGCCTTCTGGCTAGTTTTTCCAATTGTCGGAGATGCCCATGAGACGTGTCGTTATCACGCCGACGGTCCTCCCGTCCTCGGCGCTCGCCGAGCTCAAGCAATGGCTCGGCATCACCACCACGCGCGATGACATCGTGCTGTCCGGCCTGCTGTCTGCCGCGCTCGAGACCTGCGAGGCCTACACCGGACTGATGCCGATCGAGACCGAGTGCGAGGAGATTCTCGCGATCCGAAGCGGCTGGCAGTTCCTCACGACCCGTCCCGTGCAGGCCATTACGGCGCTCGAAGCGTTCGACGCGGACGGGGCAAGAGCCACAGTGCCTGCGGCGAACCACGAGATCGAGCTGGATGCTGACGGTGCGGGTCGCGTTCGCGTCCTGCGGCCGGGTTCGGCGAAGAGGATCGCGGTCCGGTTCACGGCCGGCCTCGCCGCAAGCTGGGCGGATCTTTCCGAAGCCCTTCGCCACGGCGTCCTGCGGCTCGCAGCACATCAGCATCGCGAGCGCGAGACGGCCGGTGCCGGGGCGCTTCCGCCTGCATCGGTCGCAGCGCTCTGGCGACCCTGGCGAAGGGTACGGCTCGCATGATCGAGGCTGATGCGGCCAAGGCCATCGCCGCTCTCGCCACGCGGCTGCGAGCGCGCGCTCGCACACTTGCTGAAGCCCGCGCCGGATGGGCGTGGGAAGACCGGCGCGACGATGCCCTCCCCTGGCGCAAGGCGCAATTCGTCTGGCCGCTGTTCGTGAAAGGATAGCTCATGGAAGTGCCGCTGCGCGCCGCGCTCGTCGCCTGGCTTGCCTCCGATCCGGTGCTTGCCGAAAACCTCAACGCCATCGTCGAGGAGGCCCCCTCACGCACCAGTCTGCCGTGGCTGGCGATTGCCGCCAGCGCTTCGGTCGATTGGGGCTGCAAGACTTCCGCAGGCCGCGAGGTCCGCATCGCGCTCGAGCTGCATTGCCATGGCGACACGCCGGATGCCGCCAATGACCTGCTGGCCGAAGTCGTGGCGCGAGTTGCATCGCTGCCGCGAAACCAGAGCGGTTTCGAAGTCGTCCTCACTCGCTTCCTGCGTTCTCGCACGGTGCAGCGTGCCGAAAGCGCTCGCGCGATCCTCGTCGAATACGCCTTCCACCTTCTGGCGGCCTGACCCCGCCTGTAAATAAGGAGCAACGCCCATGTCCGCCCAGAAAGGCAGCGCCTTCCTGCTCAAGATCTCCGACGGCGCCGACCCCGCAGCCTACCAGACCGTCGCGGGCCTGCGCACCACGCAGATGTCCATCTCCGGCGATGCCGTCGTCATCACCAACAAGGCCAGCGGCGGCTGGCGCGAGCTGCTTTCGGGCGCCGGCGCGCGCTCGGTCTCGGTGAGCGCCGCCGGCATTTTCCTTGGCAGCATTGCCGAAGCGCAAGTCCGCACCAACGCGATGACCGGCAAGATCGACGACTACGAATTGAGCTTCGAGGACGGCGAGCGGCTGCGCGGCCAGTTCCTCGTCCAGCGGCTCGACTACGCAGGCGACTACAATGGCGAGCGCAACTATACCCTGCAGCTCGAAAGCTCAGGCGCGGTCGCCGCGGTATGAGCGGGCGCACCGTCGCCAACCCGCATCGCGGCGAGGCGCAGATCGTGCTGGACGGCGAGGCACATCGCCTGCGCCCTACATTTTCGGCACTGGTCGCGGCAGAAGCGGAACTCGGTCCGCTTTTCGCGCTCGTCGAACGCGCCGCGGCAGGCGAACTTCGGCTTGCCGAGATGACCGCATTGTTCTGGCATTGCCTGGATGAAGGCCACGCGGTCTCTCGGGAACATCTCGGCGAAGCGATAATGCGCCAAGGTCTCGCCGCCTGCGCGCAGCCGCTGCGAATACTGCTCGGCCAGATCCTGCGCGGCCGGGGATGAGCAATACGCATCTCGGTCCGGTCGCCGCCGAGCTGAGCGGCCTTGCCGCGCGCGCCCTCGGCTGGCGTCCGGCTGAATTCTGGAATGCCACCCCTGCCGAACTGGCGGCTTCGCTCGGCATTGGTGCGTCGCCCGCGCCTCTGTTCGACCGGGCTGAACTCGAAGCGTTGCTGCACAAGGAGAATCATCGATGAACGACGAGATCGACAGCCTGCTCGTCGAAGTCCGTGCCGGCACCGACGGGTTTGCGCGCGATGTCGAGCAGATGCGCGCAAGCATCGATACCAACCTCGTGAAGGGCTTCGCCCAAGCTGGAGACGTTCTCGAGCGTGGCATCGCGAGCGCGCTGCGCCGGGGAAGCCTAGGCTTCGACGACCTCAAGCGGATTGCGCTGGGCGCGCTGGACGAGATCGCTGCGCACTCGGCCCGCTCGCTGGTCGGAACGCTTGGTGCCGGGAGCGTTGCCGGTAGTGGAGGCCTTCTTGCGGGTCTTGCGCCAGCGCTAGCAGGGGCGGCGGGATCTCTGCTCGGCCTTCCGGGGCGCGCTACCGGCGGCAACGTCTCCCCCGGCCGCGGCTACCTCGTGGGTGAGCGCGGCCCCGAGGTCTTCGTGCCGACCAGCTCGGGCCGGGTCGAACCTTCGCAGCCCGGCCCTGGCCGCGATGTAAAAGTGGCAATCAACGTCGTCGCGCCGCGCGGGGCGAGCGTGCCGCGCTCGCTCGAACGTTCATCCCGGCAAGTCGCGAGCGCGGTGCGCCGCGCGATGGGCACCAACTGAAGGACCTTTCAAGATGGCATTCTGGCTTGCCGAAAAGCGCGAGGGTCAGGAGTTCGACCATATCCGACGGTTCGACCCGCGGTTCTGGACGGTGAACTTCCCGCGCCCGATGGTCGCAAGCGTTGTTGCGACCGACGTCGACGCCCTGCGCGTCGATGCGACGTTCCTGCGCAAGGCCGATCTCGCGGGGCTGATCTGGGACAGCACCGACCGCTACGATCACCCGCTGCTCGCTTACGAGACGGCGAGAGACTATTCGCGAACGACGCTCTCGTTCCGCTGGCGTTCGGGTGGCATCATCCCTCTCGACGGCACTCACGGCCCGACGCTGACCATCGAGGGCCGCGACGCCGATGGGAACGCGCGAACCTGGTATGTCCGCATCTGGAACTATGCCGTCGGCACTATCGAGGACGCGCAGATCACCCTGCCGTTTTCCAGCCTCGATGGCGGCTTCCATCTCCCTGACGATGCCGACCCGGTCTGGCCGGGTGACATCGACCGCATGTTCATTTCGCTCGTGGCGCCCGATTACGAGCCCGGGCTCGACGAGCCGCTGGACAGCGCGGTCGAGGGCTGGGCCGAGATCACCGACATCCTTTGCGAAGGCCAAGGCGCGCTGATCGAGATCGGCGACGTGATGATCCCACCGCACGGACTGGCGGTGGCGACCGGCTTCGATGACAACGGCGTCGTCACC